TCAAGATCCAACTCAACGTGCATCTCCAAGATCGTCAGAACATCATCGCTGTAGTTCTTCGATATCCCCTCAAGCTCATTAACCTTCTGCCTAACAGGGTCCTCTTCAGTGTCCGAAGAAGTGTTTAAATCTACATCGCGGTAAATCTGAGCAACCTGCATCTTACGAACGTCATTCTCGTCCATTCGCAGTACATGCGTAACTCGCGTCGATGTCGCCAAATCAGAAGCAGAATACGGTACAACCAAATCCTGCGCAGGAATAAACTTCGCAACAGCCCGCTGCCGCGTTTGATCAAAATAAACCTTCTTAAACGTCGAACCGCTCAAGGGTAAATAAAACAACATCTGATCCATGTCCGGATCGTATTCTTCCATAACCTCAGTAATCTGATAGTTCATGAAGTCTTTTACACGATTGGCCTGCTCTTCTCGCTCCGCGTTCTGCAATCCCAAAACATTCGTGCGAACCGGACCGCCCGCTGGCAATAACTCCTTATACGCCTGCGCCTGAAACTGCGTAACACTCTCGCTAATCATCGGATGCGTAATACCACTCGCACCCTCAAACGGAGTCGTGCGCTCCTCAGTCCTTAAACCAAGCAGATCAAGACCCTTAACATACGTCTCTTCCCACTCGTCACGAGAATCCAAATCCTCGTTATACGAAGCCCGCAACTCCGAAGATAACTCTCCCAACGTGCCATCGTCCAAAATCTCCGCTAAATTAGCGTCAAAAGGTATCGCCTCGTCAGGGATCTCCATCTCCCCATCACGAATAGCCTGCACAATCGCGCCGCCCTCGCCATCCTCAATAATCTCCGCACCATCCGGAAACTCCATCGGTACATCAATAGGAATCTCTACGTCTGGAAGTCCCGCTGTGTCATCGAGGTCCAACCCCGGCACAACCATGTTAGGTGGTAAAGCCATTAATAATACTCCCGCTTACGGGGCCTCCATTCTAAACTATCCTCGTCTTCGCCACTCAACGAAATAAACCCGCCTTGACGAAAACGCATCAGTGCCAAGGTCATACTATCACAAAAGTCATCATGATCGCCATTAGGAAATGAAACTACCTCCTCAACGACCTCATCAGCAAACTTTTCGTGCATCGGTGCCCAAACCATTTCAGCCTCAAACAAAGGCGCAACCATGTGCATTCTCGTTATCTTATCATTCCCTTTGCCCGGTGAGAAGCCCAATGCCGGAATACCACGAAGCCGCAACTCGTCAATAAGTGGTGTACCCGTCGCTTTCGCTTCGACCAACACCATGTCTGGCTCCCAGTATTCGTGCTCTTCATAGGCAATCTCCTTGAGTTCCGGAAAATTCCACCGCCCGCGACGGGCATCCAACAAAATAATGTGATCAGGGCCACCCTCCTCGGGCTTAAATACCCCCCAAGTCGTAATCGCACTGTAATCCGCAGTCTCTTTTTTCGAAAACGCCGTGTCATACGCCTGCAAAATGTAATCCAGCCGTGGAATCTTCTCCTTATCCCAATCCTTCCACCACTCACGCTTGATAATCGCAGATTCCGACGCCGTAGGCTGCTGCTGCCACTGCGCATTCCACTTTCCTACCGGAAGTGACGCCTTAATCCCCAATAATGCGTCTTTTTCCCAGAATTCAGGCCATAAAGGCTGATCAGAAGGCATGATCGCAGGAAATTCCACAACCTCCCACTTGTCCGCCATCACATCACCGCCCTGCGCGGCAATCAAACGACCTGTCAAGTCCTTTTTTCCCCACCGAGTCATAACAATTATGATCGCACCACCCGGTTGAAGACGCTGACGAGGACCAGAAGTGTACCACTCATACGCATTGTCGAACGCACTGTCGCTCATAGCGTCCTGCTCCGAATGCGGATCGTCAATCACAAACAAATCCGCACCACGACCCGTTACCGCAGCACCAACACCCGCCGCAAAGTACTCGCCGCCACGGTCCGTCTGCCAACGACCCGCGCCCTTGTTGTCTTCCTTCAAATTCGTGTCCGGAAAAACAGACTTATACGCAGGATCATCAATCAAATCACGAACCTTACGACCAAATCGTACCGCCAACTCAGTGTTGTGCGTAGCCTGAATGATCTTTAACTTCGGATTCCGCCCCAAAAACCACGCAGGCATCAAATAACTGGCAAACTCAGACTTCGAATGACGAGGCGGCATATTAATAATTAACCGCTTTAACTCGCCCCTCGCTACCTGCTCCAACTTTTCCGCAATAACCCGGTGATGACGACCCTCAATGAAGTTCTCATACACATGATGAGCAAAAGGCATGAACTGATCATGCGCCTTTTCCCTCAAATCTAAGGTCTTCTTAGCCTCAGTTAAGGCTAAAATCTCCTTTAACGCTTCTTCAGGTAATGCCTGTAAATTCATTACCTAAACGGATCTACGTCCGTAGGCATCCCGCCATACGTTGTGGGCATAAAACCCCGATCCGCCGCAGCTACACCAAAATCAGGCATCGGCAAAATCCCCGGAGCTCCGCCCGGAGTCAATGGAGGCAACGTAAACGGAGAATCTATCTGAGTATAATTCGGACTCCCAACAACCGTAGGAACCGTCGAAATCGGTGGCGTAATACCCGGAAACGGAGTCACAGGGTCTGGCTCCGGATCCGTAACGTCATCACTAGGAACACACGCATTCGTCGCCGTGTCCATCCGATAACCCTCCGGACATGGATCAATCGGCGCAGGAGAACTATCACCACCAGATCTCGTTCCATCCTGAGCCGCAGCCTCGTTACGAGCTATCGTCGCCGCAGTCCGATCAAGATACGCCTGAGCCTCTGCCTCCGAATAACCCGCAGCAATCAAATTAGCCCGCTGAGTAGCAGGATCCCCAAACCCAGCGTAATAACCCATCGTTACATCGCCCGCAGCGCCCTTCAACATGTCCAACATGTTCGGTAAACCACTTAAAATACCAGTGGCCTCCGCAGGACCTTCCGCATCAGCCTCGCCCACAGTCGGACGGACCGGGGGCCGAGGACCCTGATAAACACTCGTAACACCTCCGCTGTCCGTATCACCAAGCGGGACAGGACGATCAAATGGATCCGGACCAGCGCCCGCCGACAAAGCAATGTTTTTGATCTTGGCTTTTCGAGCAGCCTCCGCAGCTTCACGAGCGCGTTGCGCCTCCGCAGCCTCACGTTGAACACGAGCAATGCGAGCAGCCTCCTTGCGCTCCTCTTCAGCACGGGCCGCGTTTCGAGCCGCCAACGCAGCAGCCTCTCTCCTACTTTGTTCCGCCTGCTTCCTACGAGCTTCCGCAGCAGCTTCCGCCTGAGCAATGCGAGCCTGCTCCGCACGAGCCGCTTGTTGCGCCCGCGCTCGAGCCTGCTCCGCTTGAACCTGTTGTCGAGCTCGTTCCGCATTAGCCTGCGCGTAGGCCCGATTAGCCAACTCCGTAGGAGAAGGGCTATTCGGATTGTTGTCTTGACCAGAAGACGACCGGGAAGAAGACGACCGGGAAGAAGAAGCAGGGCGGTTAATCTCTCGGTCCATTTCTTGACGTTGTTGCTGAGAAATAGAAGCAGTGCTTTGAGTTCGATCCCGAGAAATCGTACTAGGATTGTAACTTCCATCATAAACACGATACGCAGGTATCCCGCCCGGACCCGGCTCACCACTCCCACCATAAGCCCGCAATAAATCCGCCTCAAACGGATTTATATACGCCAAATCATGACGCTGACCACCAATCGTCGTCTGACGAGGAACTCCACCACCACCCTGAAACTTCTTCATTCGAGTTCTCCTTCAACTCTAAGCATAATAACCGCGCATCGCACCACCAAACGGACTGCTCTGCGGAGGCGTCGGATAACCACCCATCGACGGCATCGATTGCGGCGGACCATAGGTCGAAGGCTGCGGATAAAAGGAACCTAATCCACCGCCGCCCATGCCCATCATAGGATTAAAACCACCGCCCATAAAAGGATTCATTCCCATAAACGGACTGTAACCACCCATGCCCATGCCGCCCATCATAGGATTGTAGCCGCCCATCATAGGATTAAAACCGCCCATTCCCATGCCCATCATTGGATGAAACGAACCCATGCCCATTCCCATAAACGGATTCTGGTACGGCATAGGGCGCTGAGAAGACCCCATAAACATCTGACTGAATAACTGACTCGCCTCCGGATGCTCCGCCTCCAACTTCGTCGCAAAATCTTGAAACATCGGTAACTGAGTCAATCCCGCTAAACCACCCGTAGGCATAGGAGGCTTCGTCACATCTGGCTGTGGCGATGTCGGAGGTTCAGCAGTCGGATTAACCTCTGTTGTAGGACCAAGCATCCCGGGAGTAGGGCGAGCAAATGGATCAATAGGTCCGTCGGAGGTAGGCGGTCTGTTGCCGGGGACGTTCGGGCCGCGAGTGTCAGGCATGCCCGTTGCATCTTTTAAGTTTGCACTGTCGATTAAAGAGCCGCGAAAATCAGGCAACAACTGCGGTCTTTGTGGACCAAATTGAGATTCCGCACTTGGACCCGCATTTATAGCCGCCATAATTGCTGCTTCTTCGGCAGGTGATTTTACATCGCGCTGCATTTGACGGCTAACTGCATCATCATAGGTGTAGTTATAAACCGGCTCTGGGCGTGAACCAATTAATGCCCCTTTATCACTAGCTGAACCAAACAAGGACGATAGTCTCAGTTCTTCAGACGCAATGTTATCTAAATAACCTTGAGGTGGTCCTTTTGCTAATGCTGCATCAATAGCAGCCTGTTCGGCAGGAGACTTCATAACCTGCGTCATGTTTTTAGAAGAAGCCTCTCCATAAGTGTAGTTATAAACCGGCTCTACTGGATCTTGTCCTTGTTGAAGAGGCGTCTGCATCTGGCCTATCTGTGGCATCTGCCCTATCTGTGCTGGACTACTCATTATAAATCCCCTCCTAAGCTGCCAACACCCTGAAAATTACGCAACGGATCCACACTTGTACCACGGCGAAGCTGAATGTCCAATAATTCAGGAGGGGCCTCACGAGAAGGTGCCATCAAACCCATAGCCTGTGACATCACACCCCGCTTACCACGATCCAAACTAGCCATAATCCCCGCATCAACCAAATCTACCGTCTCCTCATCACCATACGGTAAATACTCAAGGCCCGAGAACCGAGAACCATAGTCAGATATACTCGTGCCAAACTTATCCTCCGGGTTATCCCGACCACCACTCTCCAAAAAATCACGCATACCCTTGCGACCACCCAAGTGAGCCATAGCCAACAACGAACTAGGCGTAACCTCAACACCACCAACAGTCTTGCCAACATAGTCATCTAATCCAAACTCCTCAACATAATCCAATATGTCCCGCTCATGCCAATCCATCGCCTGCTCCTGCAATGCAGGACTGCGCAAAAATTCATCCCTCGAAACATCCCGACCCAAAAAATCCTCAAACTCACTAAAACGAGCAGGACCAAATTGATAACCACCAGAATAATCACCCTGAACAACACCATAATCACCGCTGCTCTCACTACCCAATAATTTACGTCGGAACTCGGTCATCGCTTCTTTCTCATAAAAACCCAAATGAAATTATACCCGAAATAATTTGAAAGCGATAGGGGCCTCAAAGGCGGGATTCCCTATAGGGGAAAAACCCAATAAAATTATATCGCAATGAATTTACAAAACCAACATTATACAGACACCAGAGACACCGCACCGCCCAAAACGGGGGGATGGGGGTAGCAAGAGCCCCGATCCGTGC